CATGAGCCATTTTGCAAAAGTCGAAAACGGCATCGTCACTCAAGTCATTGTGGCGGAACAGGATGTTATTGACTCTGGGTTGTTTGGCTCAGGCTGGGTACAGACCAGCTACAACACTCACGGCGGTCAGCATCCAGAAGGGCGTCCCTTACGCAAAAATTATGCGGGTATTGGGTTTACATACGACTTGCAACGCGATGCTTTTATTCCCCCCAAGCCATTTGCAAGTTGGAATTTGAACGAACAAACATGCCTTTGGGATGCCCCGACACCTTATCCAACTGACGGCAAAAGATACCGTTGGGACGAGGCAACTGTTTCTTGGATTGAATTGGAGTAACCAATGACCACGACGATCAACGCGGCGCACCTGTATAAGATCACTGACACGGTCGGTGGGAAGTTCTATATTGGCAAACATCGCGGCGTTGAGCAAAATGGTTATTGGGGTAGCGGCATCCGAATCATGCGCCATGTCAAAAAGTACGGCACACAAAATCTCAAATATGAAATTTTGTTAATTGCTGATGAGAAATACGTGTTTGACATGGAACGCGCTTACATGAAAACCAGCGGTTTCTTGCAAGATCCCAACTGTTTGAATATTTGTGGCGGCGGTATTGGCGGAAATTTTGGCGGTGAACCGCATAATAAGGGCAAAAAGACCCCCGCTGATGTTCGTAAAAAACAGAGTTTGGCAAAGTTGGGTAAGCCCAGTTCTCGTCTTGGGGCCAAACATACGCAGGAAACAATTGAGAAATTACGCGCTCTTCCAAGAAAGCCCGTCTTGGCTCAAGCTAGAGAGAAGTTGTCGAAAGCCCATGTTGGGCGGAAACATCAATTAATTACATGCCAACACTGCGGTAAAACAGGTGGCGTTACTGCAATGCCAAGATGGCACATGGATCGTTGCAGATATAAAGGAGCCTAAAGTGGTCACTACAGTAAACGCGGACACCGTTACAGGCGGTGCAATTGTTACCGGAGATGCTTCAGGCGCTCTGGGGCTACAGGCTGCTGGAACGACGCTGTTGACGTTATCCGGGTCAGCGGCAACCTTCGCCAAGGGCATCACCGAAACAGTCTACGCATTGGGAACAAGCGGCTCGATTGCCCTCGATCCTGCTAACGGGACTGTGCAGACCTGTGCTTTATCAGGCAACCCCACCTTCACCGATTCCCTGTCGGCGGGACAGTCTATTGTGCTTATGCTTACCAACGGATCGAGTTACACGGTTACTTATCCGACTCTGACATGGGTAACAAGCACAGGAAACTCTGCACCAACCCTGACGGCTGCTGATACGTTGGTGTTCTGGAAGGTGTCTACGACCTTATACGGGGCTTACGTCGGCTCTGGAGCCTGATAATGCTTGCCAAGAATTTACAAGCTGCTGCCGGTAATGCGGGTGAACCAACAGACCCGCAGTTTTCCTACGTCACCATGTTGCTGCATGGGGACGGGACGAATGGCGCAAGCAATGGCGGCGCGGCAAACCCTGACATTGTGCCGTTTAACTCGGACGCCTCCGCGAATAATTTCAATGTGGCGATCAATGGCGACGTAAAGCCGAACAGGTTCAATCCGTATCAGGCGGGGTATTACGGGAACTATTTTGATGGGACTGGTGATTATCTTAGTGTTCCGAGCAGCACAGGCTTTGAACTTACGGGTGACTTCACCATCGAGATGTGGATTTTCAAAACTAAATCCACGGGTGCAGGGCAGTTCGATGGGTTGGTGTACAGAAGCACGGATTGGCGGTTCAAGTTTCAGCAAAGCGACAACATCATTAACTATGACAATGGTACAGACGCGCAGTTAATAAACTACACCGGCTCCACGCCGATGCTGAACAATTGGCACCACCTCGCTTTTGTGCGGAGTGGAACGACATTGACTGGCTATGTGGATGGCGTTTCGTATGGCAGCGCGACCGTGGCCGGTGCTTTTTCTGCTTCTGGCGCGGCGCTAATCATTGCCGACAACCCCGGTTCTTCGGCGTTTGGTGGCTACATCTCCAACCTTCGTATCGTCAAAGGCACCGCAGTCTATACAAGCAATTTCAATCCCCCGACCGCTCCGCTCACAGACATCACAAACACGCAACTGCTGACCTGCCAATCCAACCGCTTCATCGACAACAGCACGAACAACTTCACCATCACCCGCACCGGGGATGTCGCGGTTAGCTATTTCCAACCCTTCACGCTGCCGAGTTCCGTTGAGGACTATGGCGCTGGGTACATTTCGGGGGTAAATAGTGTTTTGACCCCACCTTCCAATTCCGCATTGCAAATGCAGACTGGAGATTTTACGTTTGAATGTTGGTTGTATTACGTTACTAAAACAGCACTACAATGGATAGTAGATTTTGGGAACTCAAGTACTAACGGTTGGTCACTTTACGATGATGGTTCATTGCAAGTTCGTATCGGCAATGTTGACCGAATAATGACAAGTGGACTAGCTGTTGGTCGCTGGTACCATATAGCAGTTGTTAGGTCAGGAACAACCTTAACCCTGTATGTTAACGGAGTGTCTGTCGGCAGTTATGGATCAGCAAGTACTGATCTTACATACTCGGGCGCGTATGCGCTTGGGAATTTTGCTGGATTAGGTTACGCATTAAACGGATACATCTCCAATCTCCGCATCGTCAAAGGCACCGCCGTCTACACATCAAACTTCACGCCCCCGTCAGCACCCCTGACCGCGATCACCAATACCCAACTGCTGACCCTGCAAACGAACGGCGGCGCCAACGACTCAGGGTTCATCGACTCCTCACCCAACGACTTCCTGATAACCCGCAACGGCAATACGACGCAGGGTTCGTTCTCTCCGTATGGGGATAATTGGTCGAATTATTTTGATGGGACGGGGGATTATCTAAGCGTCTCAAACGCCACCGCTTTCAATTTATCCACTGGTGACTGGACGATTGAATGTTGGATCAATCTGAGCGCGTTGGTAAATGAGCGAAGAATATGGTCGCTTGGCACCTATGGAGCAAACCCAGAAGTTGCTCTGCTGATCGCAGGGGGCGGGGCAGGTGGAAGCGTAAACGATCTTCAGATCAACTACCTTGGTAACGCCACGCTGATCTCTGCTACAAGCGTGAATGCGGTAGGTGCGTGGGCGCACGTTGCTTTTGTCAGGGCGTCCGGTACATCCACGCTGTATGTGAACGGTGTTTCAAAAGGAACAACCGCAACGAACCCGTGGACAAGTTCATCCACCAGCTTTTGGATTGGCGGCTGGTCGCAAAACAACAACCAAGTTAATGGTTACATCTCCAACATGAGGGTGGTGAAAGGTACCGCAGTTTACACAGCCAACTTCACTCCTTCGACAGCCCCGCTTACCGCTATTGCTGGCACTTCCCTGCTGACCTGCCAGAGCAACCGCTTCAAAGACGCCTCAGCCAACAACTTTACGATCACGGTCAACGGGGACACGAGCGTCCAGCGGTTCAGCCCGTTCGCCCCGACTGCGGAGTACAGCGCCAGCGTGATTGGTGGGAGTGGGTATTTTGATGGGACGGGGGATTGGTTGCAAACGCCAAGCAATTCGGCATTCAATCTTAGCAGTGGCGCGTACAGCTTAGAGTTGTTTGTGTTCTTCAATTCTGTGTCTGGTTCGTCGGTAAATGTTTTATTTGGTTTCAGCGGGGCAGCTACAACAGGCTACCCACATCTGTTGCTCTCATCAAACGTCTTGTATTGGCAGACACGCGGCGGCGGCGCAAACGAAACTTCTGTTTCATGGGCACCTTCTGCGGGACAGTGGTATCACATAGCGGTGGGCTGGAATGGCTCAAACAGCCTAGCGATTTGGATCAATGGCACCCGCGTTGCAACCAATACCGTAACTCCAACTTCTACTGGGCAAAACGGACTTAACATTGGCGGCGCTTCAGATGGGTATTCAATCAACGGTTATTTGTCTAATGCGAGGCTAGTTAAAGGTTCTGATGTTTACGGGGTTGGAAATTCGACAATCACCGTACCAACGTCGCCCCTAACCGCAATCACAAACACCAGCCTGCTGCTGTCCATGACCAACGCGGGTATTTACGACAACGCGATGATGGCGGACCTCGAAACGGTCGGCAACGCGCAGGTGTCCACGAGCGTGAAGAAATACGGTACGGGGTCAATGGCGTTTGATGGGACGGGTGACTACTTAAAAACGCCATATACATCACTTTTTAGCTTTGGGACTGGCGATTTCACCGTTGAGTGTTGGGCGAACATCAGTTCGGTGCAATATACCGCGATCATTTCGTCAACAAGCACAAGCATCTCGACGTCAATGTGGTTGCTTGGATTCAGCAATACCACAAATCAAATGACGTTCGGAATTGACTCTGGGGGCGGGGCAATCTGCGGCGCTGATTACACAAGTTATCTGAACACTTGGACGCACATTGCTGCCTCAAGGTCTGGGTCTACACTCAAGCTGTTCTTTAACGGAGTTCAGGTAAATTCGGTTAGCAACTCAACCAGCTTTACCGGGGATACTGCAAACCCTATTGTTCTTGGTCGCCGCTACACCAATTCAGATCAGTATCACCTAAACGGTTACATAGACGACCTACGCATCACCAAAGGTTACGCCAGATACACCGCCAACTTCACCCCGCCGACTGCGGCGTTCCCGAATCAATAAGGACTGACCATGTTCGTAGCACACATCAGCAATCTAGTCCCGATGGATTATCGGGAAGCCTTTCCCAATACGTCATTCCCTGCCAGCGGACCGAGCGATGATTTCCTCACCGAGCAGGGATTCGCCAAGGTGTCGGCGTTCAAGGATCACGATCGGGCCACGCAGAAACTGGTGAACGTGACTGCGTATTACGAAGCGCCGTGGGTTTACACGGTCAAAGTGATGGATAAGACCGCCGAGGACATTCAAGCAGAAACTGATGCTCAGGCTGCAAGTGTCCGCGCACAACGAAACAGGTTGCTGGCTGATTGTGATTGGACGCAGCTTGCTGACTCGACCGCTGATAAAGCTGCATGGGCGACTTACCGCCAAGCTCTGCGTGACATTACCGCGCAAGCTGATTTCCCTTGGACCGTAACGTGGCCTGATGCGCCGTAAGGATTAGATCGTGGAGCGTGATGTGGAAACTCGACTGTCTGTGCATGAAGCGGTTTGTGCCGAGCGATATGCCGGGATCAATGCGCGTTTGAAACGGTTGGAAACCATCCTGATCGGTAGTGCCGGAGCAATTATTATTCTTTTGATCGGGCTGGTCGCAAAGGTCTGAGGTGGATGTCACCAAAACGATTGGCGCGGTCAGCGCGACGATTGCCATGCTGGGTGGCGGGTACGGGCTTGCCGACAAGGTTGGCTGGCTCAAAAAGGACATCCTCATGTGGGC